ATGAACGCTCTGACCCCCCAAGCGATGCTTTCCGAGCCGTGGCCCTACCTGGGCACCCCCGAGGGGCGCGCGGCGCTCTTTCGCAAGGAACTGTTGAGCGCGGCCTTGGGCTACGCGGCCAAGGGCTACCCGGTGTTCCCGGCCCTGATGATCGACGGCCAGAAAAAGCCGCTGGTCAAGTGGGGCAAGGGCGAGGATGGCCACCCGGACCTGACCAAGCGGCGCGCCACGACTGACCCCGAGACGGTCAAGGCATGGTGGGCGCGCTGGCCTCTGGCCATGATCGGTATGCCCACGGGCAAGCCGTCTGGCGTGGTGGTGCTGGACATTGACCGCAAGAACGGGGTGGACGGGCTGTCCAATCTGCGGGCGGTCGGGATCGACCCCTATTCCCTGTCCCCGGTCATATCCATCACCCCGAGCGGCGGCTTGCATGTGTTCATGCGCTACAACGGCCCGCTCAAGAACTCTGCGGGCCTCTTGGCGGCGGGCGTCGATATTCGGGGGGACGGCGGCTATGTCGTCCTGCCGCCGTCTCTGCCTTCCATCACCCGCGACGAATACCAATGGGAAGGGGGCGGCTATGGGTGCCTGTAACCTTCCCGAGTATCCCCCCGATCTGCGGTCGCTTGAGGATACCAAGCGCGGCGAGAAATGGGCGCGGCGGGCGCTGGACGCTGAGGCGGCGATTGTGGCGGGCGCGATGAACGGCACCCGCAACACGACGCTGAACAACGCGGCGCTCAAGCTGGGCCACAAGGTCGCGTCGGGATACCTGCAAGCCGCTGAGGTCGAGGCGGCGTTGATGGAAGCGGCGCAACGGTCGGGCCTTGCTCAAGAGGATGGCCCCGAGGCGGTGCGCGCCACGATCAGGAGCGGCCTGACGGCTGGCCTGCAAGAGCCTGAGCACCCGCAAGACCGGCCCGACCATCGGCCCGCCCCGCGCGGCCCGACGATCATTCAACCGGCCCCGGCGCGGGAAAGCCGGTTCTATTCGGCGGCATCGCTCAAGGGAAAGCCGGTCCCGCCCCGGCAATGGCTGGTGCACGGGCTTGTGCCCCAAAAAACCGTCACTCTTTTCAGCGGCGACGGGGGCACCGGCAAGAGCCTCTTGGCGCTGCAACTGGCGGTCGCGGTCGCGGCACAAACGGCATGGATCGGCAAGACGGCGAACACCGGGCGCGTGATCTTCCTGAGTGCCGAGGATGACGACGACGAATTGCACCGGCGGCTTGATGACATTCTGAGGGCTGAGGGGCGTGACTATGGCGACCTGTCGGGCCTCACGCTGCGGTCGCTGGCGGGCGAGGATGCGTTGCTAGCGGTCGAGACGCAAATCGCCCTGATGCAATCCGCGCTATTCGAGGAACTGGACAAGCGGGCGGCTGAGGAAACCCCGGCGCTGATCGTCATTGACACCCTGGCGGACGTGTATCCGGCCAACGAGAACGACCGGGCCAAGGTGCGGCAATTCGTGGGCATCCTGCGCGGTCTGGCGATCAAGCGGAAATGCGCGGTCCTGCTGCTGGGCCACCCGTCCCTGACCGGCCTCAATAGCGGCACGGGAACGTCAGGATCGACGGCATGGAATAACTCTGTCCGGTCGCGGCTCTACCTGTCGAGGATCACCGACAACGGCTTTGAGCCTGACCCTGACGCGCGGGTGCTGTCCACCAAGAAAGCCAACTACGGGCGCACGGGTGGCGAGATCAACCTCAAGTGGGAAGCGGGCGTATTCGTCGCTGAGGCGCAGCCCACGGGGCTTGATGCGCTGGCGGCAGGGGCCAAGGGCGAGCGGGTATTCCTCAAGCTGCTGGACACCCTGACCGCGCAAGGTCGCTACGTCTCTGCCAGCCCCGGCCCGACATACGCCCCGACGCAATTCGCCAGCCACCCCGAGGCTGAGGGCTGCACAAAGCGGGCGCTCAAGAGCGCGATGGATGCGCTTTTCGGACGCGGCGAGATCGTCATTGCCAGCCACGGCAGCGGCGCGAAAGCCCGCTCACACATTGCCAGAAAGGGGGCCGATCATGGTCAGGAATGAGGGTGCAACCCCCGGTGCAATACTGAGTGCAACCCCCGGTGCAACCCCCCGCCAACGCCCGGTCAACGGGGGTGCGACACATACCCCTTATACCCCGAGCGTTGCACCCGCCCTTGGCGGCTGGGTGCACGCCGCAAATGGCGGGCGGCATCTGGTCCCAATGCCCCCGTTTCTGAGTGGGTGCCTAACCGGGGGGCTGACTTGCGCTTTCGCGCTGTGCGGATCGGGGGTGGCGGCATGAAGGCATCCACCAAGGCAATCCGCTTCCTTGAAAGCCTGAGCATCCCCGAGGGGCCGAAAGCCGGTCAGGCGGTGAAGCTGGCCCCGTTCCAAAAGCAATTCGTCAAGGGAGCCCTGGCGGACGGGGTGAACGTGGCCTGTCTGAGCATCGGGCGCGGCAACGCGAAAACGGCCCTGTCGGCGGGCATCGCCCTTGGCGCGGTCAAGGGCGTCTGGGATCGTCAGCCCCGGCGGGAAATCCTGATCGCGGCTCGGACGCGGGATCAGGCGCGCATCGCGTTTGACTTCGTGGTGGGCTTCATCCGGTCGCTTCCCGAGGATGAGCAAGCGGCCTTCACGATCCGGCGCAGCCCCCGGCTTGAAATCGAGTATGACGGCGACGGCGGCGGACACTTCGTCCGGGCCATTGCGGCGGATGGCAAGACGGCTCTGGGATCGGCCCCGACGCTGGTCTTGATGGATGAGCGCGGCCATTGGCAGGCGGATCAGGGGGACGCCCTGGAACACGCCCTGTTGTCCGGTCTGGGCAAGCGTGGCGGGCGGGCGCTGATTATCAGCACGAGCGCGGCGGACGATGCGCACCCTTTTTCCGTCTGGCTGGATGAGGAACAAGAGGGCGTCTATCGCCAAGAGCATCGGCCCGCCCCCGGCCTTCCTGCGGACGATCTGGAAAGCCTTAAGCTGGCCAACCCCGGCGCAGCCTATGGGATCGGCTCAAGCCTTGAATGGCTGCAAGGTCAGGCGCGGCGCGCGATTGCGCGGGGCGGATCGACCCTCACAAGTTTCCGGCTCTACAACCGCAATGAGCGTGTCAGCGGCGAAACCCGCGACCTGCTGTTGACGGTCGATGAATGGCTGTCCTGCGAGACGACGGACCTGCCACCCCGGCAAGGTCAGGTGGTCATCGGGATCGACCTGGGCGGCTCTGCCAGCATGACGGCGGCGGCGTTCTACTGGCCCGAGACGGGGCGGCTTGAGGCGCTGGGCACCTTCCCGTCAAAGCCTTCCCTGCTGGACCGTGGCCAGAATGACGGCGTGTCCGGTCGCTATGTCGAAATGCAGGACCGGGGCGAGTTGTCCACCCTTGGCGATCAGACGGTTCCCGTCGCGCCCTGGCTGGTCGAGGTCATGGCCCATGTGGAAGGCGAGCCGGTCGCGGCGATCACGGCGGACCGCTACAAGCAAGCTGAACTTGGCGAGGCGATAGACCGGGCGGGCATCCGGTGCCCGATCATCTGGCGCGGCCAAGGCTTCAAGGACGGCGGCGAGGATTGCGAGCGTTTCCGGCGCGCGGCCTATGACGGCAAGGTGAAAACCGCCCCGTCGCTGCTGCTGCGGTCCGCTTTCGCGGATGCGGTCACGCTGCGCGACCCGGCGAACAATCTGAAATTGGCAAAGGCGCGGTCCACGGGCCGGATCGACGCGGCGGCGGCAACGGTGCTGGCGGTCGCTGAGGGTGCCCGGATGATGGGCCGCCCCGCTCACAAAGGGGGGCGCATCGCATGGGGATGATGGAAACCGCATCGCGGCTGATAGCGAAACACGGTCAGGCGGCAACGCTGCTGCGGCCCGGTGAGGGCACCTTTGACGACTTCGGGGGATACACCCCCGGCCCGGATACCGAATACCCCGTCACGATCCTGACGGCGACTTACGCTGTCGAGCTGCAATTCATCGCGGGCGGCTTGATGGACGTGGGCGATCAGCGGGTTTTCCTGTCGGTCGAGGGCCTGACCCTCACGCCCGCCACAACCGACCGGCTGCGCATCGGCGGCGAGGTGTTCCGCACGATCCGCGTTTCCCCGCTGGCACCCGCTGGCGAGGTCATTTTCTGGGAATTGCAGGTGCGGGATGACTGATCGAAGGGAATACGCCCGCCATTCCCGGCGGATCACGCGCGGCCCGCGCTGGAAGGCTCTGCGGATGCAGGCGCTTGAGCGGGATGATTGGCGCTGCGTCCAGTGCGGCAACCGGCACCGGCTTGAGATCGACCATATCGAGCCGGTCAGGGATCGGCCCGATTTGGCGTGGTCGCTGTCCAATCTGCAATGCCTCTGCGGGCGCTGTCATTCCCGCAAGACCCGAATCGAGATCGGCCTAGGCCGACCCGACCCCGCCCGCGAGGCGTGGAAAAAGCTGGTCCGCCAGACGGGCCGAAACCTATCGAGCACAGGAGAACAAGATGCTTGATTCTGTCAAAATCGCACGGCGGCAAAGCGAAATCCGCCAAACCCTTTCGGAACTGGTCGGCAAGGAAAAGCCGTCCGAGGATGAAACCCGCCAGATGGACGACCTGGACCGGGAATATCGGTCCAACGAAACCCGCTATCGCGCGGCGCTCATTGCCGAGGATCAGGAACGGCGGGAAGCCGGGGCCGATCTGGAAACCCGGTCCAGCCGGGAATGGGCCGAGGTCATGGCGGGCTTTGAAATGCGCCAAGTGGCCCTTGCTCTGGACGAGGGCCGCGCCCTTGACGGCAAGACGGGCGAGATCGTCACGGAACTGCGGTCGCGTGGCGGCTATCGCGGCGTTCCGGTTCCGTGGGAAGCCCTGGAAATCCGGGCCGGCGAAACCGTTGCGAGCGGCACCCCCGATCCGATCCGCACGGCCCCGATCATCGAGCGGCTTTTCGCGGGATCGGTCGCGGCGCGCATGGGTGGCCAGATGGTCAACGTCGGCGTGGGCGAGGTCGAGTATCCTGTTGCCACGTCCAGCGTGACGGCAGGGTGGGCGACTTCGGAAACCGGCAACGTGACCGGGCCGAGTGCCTACACGACCGTTGATCGGCCCTTGAAGCCGGATCACAACTTGGGCGTCCAGATGCGCATCACCCGCAAGACGCTCAAGCAATCCGGCAGCGGCCTTGAGCAAGCGGTGCGGCGCGACATGAACGGCGCTATCGAGGAAGCCCTTGACCGCGCCGTGTTCCTGGGCAGCGGATCGGCGGGCGAGCCGACCGGCCTTTTCGCAGGTGCGTCGGCGTGGGGCATCACTGAAACGGCGGTGGACGCGGCTGCAAGCTGGGCGGCGTTCCGGTCCGAGGTGGTCAGCTTCATCACCGGCAACGCTGCGACCGGCCCCGGCGATGTGCGGGCGCTGATCCGTCCGGAGGTCTGGGACTTCATGGATGGCCTTATGGTGGGCGATGGCGGTTTCAAATTCGAGTATGACCGTCTCACCGAGGCGCTGGGCGCGGTGGTCATGTCGCACAACGCGCTTGCCGATCCGACCGGCACCCCGGCGGCGACAAGCGCGGTCCTGACGACCACGGCGGGCGGTGTTCCCCCGTTCTTCGTGGGGACGTGGGGCGCTATCGACCTGATCCGCGATCCGTATTCGGATGCGCAATCGGGCGGACTGCGGCTCACGGCGCTGGCCACGATGGACGTGACCATTTCCCGCGCGGTGCAAACCCGCATCCTGACAGGCATTCAGTGATGCTCTGGGCCGGTTCCAAAGGCGGGCTTGAGGTCCGCACCTCTGCGGACGGGGCAACCGTCCTGCGGGGCCGGTTCCCGTATGCTGTCCCGACTGTCTTGCAAGGCGGTCGGGAACGGCGACGGGAAGTATTCGAGGCACGGGCTTTCGGGGCATCGGTCGCGGCTGGCGGTGACGTTCACTTGCTGGTGCATCACGACTTCGACCGTCCGCTTGCATCGCGGGCGGCGGGAAGCCTTGAGATCAGGGACGGCGATGACGCCCTGACTTTCGAGGCGACGATTGCCCCGGAAATGCGCGGCGTGGGCTATGTCACCGACTTCCTGGGCACCCTTGCGGCGGGGCTGGTGGGCGGGATCAGCCCCGGCTTTCGCGTGACGGACGGCGGCGATCTGGTGAAGCGCGATAGCGACGGGCTGTTGCGGGTGGTGCGCTCTGCGGACCTGATCGAGATCAGCGCCGTGACGAAACCCGCATATCCGGCGGCGCAAATCGAGGCGCGCAACTGGACGCCATGCGCGGCGGTCGAGGATCGGACGCTTGCCCATGCGCTCAATCGGTGGAGGCTCTGACATGGCGGTTACACTGAAAGAGGTCGAGGCAATCCCGGCCAGCTATCCGAACGTCACCGGCCTGAGCGTTCCGGCAATGATGCTGGATCAAGCGGCGCTCTGGCAACGGATTGAGGCTTATTGCCGGATGCGCTGGACGGTGCGGGAAGTGGTCTGGACGGTCGAGGGGGAAGGCGCATGGGAAGCCCCATTGCAGCCGTCCACCCTGAATACGGTCGAGGTCTGGGAAAGAGGCGCATGGGTGGAATGCACCCCGGCGGCGTCCCCTTGGGGCGGCTATGATCTGCCCGGCGACGGCCCCTATCGGATCACGGCGGACGTGGGGGGCGGTTACGTTCCCGCGGCTGTCTCTGAGGCGTTCCGGCGGCTTGCCGAATACCTGACGGACGCGACGGATCGGGCGGGCGCGTCCAGCTATTCCGTCAACATGGGTGGCGCGATCGAGGAAAGCTATCAGCGCAACCCGGCATGGGTGGCGCGCGCAATGGAACTGAGCGGCGCGGCGGACCTGCTGCGGCCTTACAAAAGGAGGGCCTGAGCATGTGGCCATTCAAGCGAAAAACGGCTGAGGAAACCCGGTCCAGCGGATCGGGCTTCACGGCTGAGATCATGGCGGCGCGGGAAAGCTATATCAGCGGGCGGCGCGGCATTGCCGAACTGACGGCCACGGCACAAGGCGCTGTGACGCTCTGGGAAGGCGGTCTAGGGCTTGCCGATGTATCGGGCACCGATCTTCTGGACCGGCGGTCCCTGACGCTCTGCGCGCGGTCTCTGGCCCTGCGGGGCGAGGCTCTTTTCCTGATCCGTGGCGCGGGGCTTGTGCCGTGTTCCGATTGGGATCTTCGCACCCGCGACGGACGCCCCACGGCCTACCGCGTGTCGGTATCCGAGGCGGGCGGCGGACGGTCTGAAACCGCGCTGGCGGCTGAGGTCTTGCACTTTCGGATCGGGTGCGACGTGTCCGCCCCTTACTATGGCACGGCCCCGCTCAAGCGGGCGCAACTGACGGCGGGGCTGTTGAACGCGGTCGAGACGGCACTTGCCGAGGTATTCGAGACGGCACCGCTGGCCAGTCAGATCGTGCCATTCCCCGAGGCACCGCAAACCGACCTGGAAGCGATGGCGCGCGGGTTCCGGGGCAACCGGGGCAAGGTGCTGATCCGCGAATCCGTCAACGTGGCAGCGGCGGGCGGACCGGCCCCGATGCAGGATTGGAAGCCCCACGATCTTTCCCCGGACCTGTCGAAAGCCATGACGCGCGAGACGCTGGCGGCGGCGCGGGATGCGATCAACATGGCCTTTGGCGTCCTGCCCGGTCTGACCGCGCCCGCCACGACCGGCCCGATGGTCAGGGAAGCGCAACGGCATCTGGCGCAATGGGTTCTGCAACCTATCGCCACGGGCATTGCCGAGGAAGCGACGGACAAGCTGGGATCGGCGGTCACGCTGGACGTGATGCGGCCCCTTCAAGCCTTCGATGCAGGCGGACGGGCGCGGGCGATCACGGCGATTGTGGGTGCCCTGGCGCAAGCGAAAGAGGCGGGCGTTGATCCGTCCGACGCTCTGCGGCTGGTCGATTGGGGGAACGAGGTGTGAGGCGGGGTGGCGTGAATCGTAACCGCGCCACCCCGCGAGGTCAGCCGAATCGCCAGCGCGGTTCGGTTTCTTCAACTTCAAGGGCGCATCGGCCCGGCGCATAATCGAAGTGGCGGGCAACGACCTTGTAGGTCGGGCCGGTTTCATCCCAGCGGAGATAGTCCCCGTTCATCGGGATAAAGCCTTCAGTTTCGGCATCAAATTCGTGAAGCGGCGCCGGATCGTAAGCCCCGCCGGGATTGTTGATGAACGCCCTGACGTTCCATTTCATTGGGTAGCCTTTCAGTTGCGCCCGCTCTGGACGGGCTTCCAGTGCGTAACACACATTGGGGCTTGCGGCAACGTCGAGCGCGTGTTACACACTGGAGCATGAAATCGGCTGCATTCATAGAGATCGTCGCAAGCGCCTACAGGGTCGAGGGGAAAACCGTGACCCTCTTTGCGCGTCTGCTGAAAGAGGCTGGCCTGCTGACAAGCGGCGGGCGGGGGCGGCACGCGCCCCATATGGAACCGACCGACGCGGCGCGTATGACGATTGCGCTCTTGGCGACGGACAAACCCGCGCGGGCTGTTGATCGGCTAGAGCGGTTCCGCACCCTCACGTTCCAGCCGTCCGAATCCAAGGGGCCATTCCCGAGCGCGCTGGGGATCGAGGAAGGGGCAACGCTGGAACAGGTGCTTACCAATCTGTTCGCGGCCGATCTGGAAACCGACGGCCCATTCAGCCGCGCACCCTATGTCGAGGTGAACGAGAACGCCCGCCGCGCGACGATTGAGTTTTCCAGCGAGGGCAGCAAGTGCGGCGCGGTATTCAGGGACACCGAACGGACGGACGCGCAAAAGGCGTATGATCGGGGCGAGTTGTTGGGCATCCGGCAATCGCGGGGACTGGCAAGCGCAGAACTGATGCAGCTTTACGTTCCGTTCTACTGTGAACGTCGCGACGGGAAGCCGTGGGAAGAGATTGAGGACGATCTTGAAAGCGATCCGCATGTGCCAACGGCTGAGATCGTCCCGACGCAGGTGAAGGCGCTCTTGGAACCGTTCATCGTGCGAGGGGACTCGGACGATGGGTAGGCGCGTGATCCTTGGCGACCGTCCGCCCGCGTTCCCGTCCAAGGCTACGCTGGCGGCTGAGTTGGACATTAGCGAGACAACGGTTGACGAGTGGGTGAAGCGCGGCTTCCTGCCCAAGCCGATCCGTCGCGGCGGCGCTGTCCGCTGGTGTTGGGCCGAGGTCGCGGCCTGTCTGCATCCGCAGACGGACGGCGACACGGATCAATTCATGGCGGGGCTTGATAATGTCTAGCGTATCCCTGCCGCGCCATGTGCATCGCGTCGTGTCCCGTGGGCGCGAATACTTCTACTATCAGGAGGGCAGGGGCACCCCGCACGCTGGCGACCGTATCCGGCTTCCTGACGATCCGCAGACGCCCGAGTTTTGGAACGCGGTGCGGCAGGCTCAAGGCACATTCGGCCCCACGGCGACCGATACCATTGGCGCGCTGATCGACGCATTCGAGGTCTCTTGGCAGACGCGGCAACGCAAGATCAGCAAGGGCACTCAAGAGCATTACCGGCGCTATCTCAAGCCCGCCCGCAAGGCGTGGGGCGACCTGCCAGCGCGAGAACTTCGCCCGCGTCATGTGGATGCGCTCATTCGCAAGATCGGCGCTGATAAGCCCGGTGCGGCCAACAATGTCCTGGACGCGCTCAAGGCGATGGTGGCCTGGGCAAACGGTCCGGTCGAACTGCTGACCCATGATCCGACGCAAGGCGTCGAGCGGTTCGCCAAGGGCGAGGGGCACCGGCCCTGGACGCCCGAGCAACTGGACTACGCGGAAAAGCACTTCAAGGGCATGATCCGCCGCTTCTACTTCCTGAGCCGCTACACTGGCCAGCGGATCAGTGACGTGGTGCGGCTCAACCCGAACGATGAGGATGACGGCGGTTTCAGCCTGCCGCAGAAGAAAACCGGCGTGAAGCCGTGGTGCCCGATCTTCCCCGAACTGGAAGCCGAAATGGCGACATGGGAACGGCGTCCCGGCCCGTTCCTCTTGCAAGAGCATGGCAAGAGCAAGGGCAAGCCGTTCAGCACGAATCAGATGTGGAAGGCGTTTGACCGCGAACGCCAGAAGCATCCGATCCTAGCGGGTGCGGTGCCTCATGGCCTGCGCGCCAATGCGGTCATCCGTCTGCGGGGTGCCGGTTACTCTGCGCTGCAAATCTCGGACATGGTGGGGATGTCTGTCGAGATGGTCGAACACTACTGCCGCCATGCTGACCGGAAGGCCAGCGGGCAGGCGGTCTTGAGGGAACTGCGCGAACGAAACGACGACACTACTGTAAAACACTGGAAAAGTGGAAAGCAAAAATGA